TGTACTACTTGATGTGAATCTGACGTAAATCCAGTAGGATCTGTCATTGATTTTAGTTCTGCGAAATGTGCCATATTATATTCTCCTTATAATTATAATTTATATTTTTTTTTATGTTTGTACATATTTTTTTTAACTTATAGTTAATGTTCCAGATACAGTAAAAGTAGCTACTTTATATCCTCCAGCAGGTGCTGGTAACGTTGCTAATGAGTTAGTTCCTGGTGCAACAGACATACATATTCCTGAAGGTCCTCTAATAACTATAATTCCTGATCCTCCAGCTCCACCAGAAGGGCTTCCACCAGCTCCACCACCGCCACCTCCACGGTTAGTTGTTCCGGCAGCTCCACTTCCACCAGATCCTCCTGCTCCACCACCACCGGTTCCACCAGAGCCAGGACTTCCACTACAGCTACCACCACCGCCTCCTCCAGCATAAGCTACCGGAGATCCTGTAATATTTGTTGTGGCTCCAGCTCCACCACATCCTCCAGCTGGGGCTGCGCACCCTGCTACAGTTGCTCCTCCACCTCCACCACCAATTGTTGGTGCTCCACTACCAGTTCCACCATCAGTTCCTTGTGCTGGATTAAAAGGAGGTGTGTTTCCTGATCCTCCTGATCCATAACCTGTACCACCTCCAGATCCTCCTGGACTTTGTCCTACAGGAGAAGGTTGACCGCCACCAGAGTATCCTTCAGCTCCACCTCCACCAGTTGTTGTAATCATAGTTGAACCTTCAGCTCCACCTGGATTAAAAATTGATTGACTTCCTCTTGATCCTAAACCTCCTGGATATGGTCCGCCTGATCCAGCTGAACCTCCACCACCGACTGTGACTGTAAATGATCCTGGGTATAATCTTAATGCTACTGCAGGTGCAGCTCCTCTAGGAGAAACTGTATAACTACCAGTAGAAGTTCCTGGTGATTCTCTAAAACCTCCAGCACCTCCACCACCAGCTCCTTCTCCATTAGTACCGCCACCACCGCCACCGCCAGCGACAACCATATAATCAAAAGGAGGTGCTTCAAACGGCCATAGATCATCTTTTAATATTTCCATTGCTTCATTCATTGACCAAATACCTGAAGCTTTATTTAATTCTTTAATTGCTACAACACCTGATCCACCTGCTGATCCAACACTTGGATAGCTTCCTTGACCACCGCCTCCACCACCAGTGTTTGCTGTGCCTGCAGTTCCCGCAGCTGCACATGTGTTTCCACCTGCTCCACCACCTCCGGGGCCTCCTGCACCACCTGCACCACCTCTAGGGCCACCATGTGAACCACCGCCACCGCCACCGCCAACAACTCCACAAACTCCTATTGCTGTTGAAATAATACTTGATACGTTTTTACCTGCTCCACCAGCTCCACCAGTTGCTGGGTTTGATGTTGGAAAAGGACTAAAAGGTGTAAATACTGCACCTACAGCACATGCACCTCCACCGCCGCCGCCAGCAATCATTTCTCCACCATAGTGATAACCTTTTGCTCCAGCATTTCCAGATCCGCATGATCCAGATATACCTGGTTGCCCTGGTTGAGTTGCTGGTCCTCCGTCCGCTTCTCTAGGAGCTGTTCCTGGTGTAGGTCCACCGCCTCCACCACCTGAACCTCCTGGTCCACCTGTAACTTGAGAAGGTGATCCAGTTGGATTATAATATTTTCCACCATAACCACCACCTTTACCTGTTGAGCAAAAACCTGTTGAATCTGATCCAGCACTATTTACAGCTCCACCACCTCCAACTGTTACTGGATAACCTGTTGATCCACATACTGATAAATTTTGTTGAACAACAACACCGCCAGCTCCACCGCCGCCGCCTCCACAACCATAGAGACCACTACCTGGACCACCGCCGCTTCCACCACCACCACCTACAACTACTATGTTTGCTACTCTAGTTCCAGATTGAGTTGTGATTGTAGATGAACCACTTGTTTTAATTGTAACGGTATTTTTTCCAAAAGAAGTTTTATTCGTAGGTCCAATTATTCCGCCATTTCCAGCCATAATAATTATACCTCCTAGTCTGCGATTATTTCATACGATATTAATGCTTCTAAATCTGAATTAGCACTTGCTAGACCTTGAATGACTTCTGTTTCTTCTAAATAAAAACCATTATTTTTATCTATTAAAGATAATGAAGCATCAGCAGGTACAGAAATTGTACTTGCTATTGCTCTTGCGTTTGATCCATCGTGATACTTAATTGTAACATCAGCAGCATTAGTACCATCTACGTTTGATATTAAAATAGAATTAATTTTGAAAACAGTATTTGCAGTCGCAGTAACTAAATTAGCACTTGAAGTAGTTAATGCAAATACATCCGTTTTTCCATTAATTGTAGCTACATTAACTATATTCGGGTTTGCCATATTTTTTTTCTCCTATTATCCAAATACTATCGCCATTGCAATAGCTTTTCCTGTTGTTATTCCAGCAGAAGCAAAAGATAGATTTTTACTTCCATCAGTTACTAAAGCTTGTCCACTACTACCATCAGAAGCTGGAAATGTAAAGTAATTTGATGATCCTGTATTACCAATTCCAAGAACATTTACATTAGCAACATTTAAATTACCTAAATCAGCCATTATATCATTTATTGTAGATCCAGTTGAATATACTAATGTTTTTGTTCCTTGTTTTATAGCAACTCCATTAGCAGCATGTCCTGTATTTGCAAAAGTTAAAGTATATGAACCTGATGTATTATTAAATAAGGTATATTTAGATTCAACAGCATCAGTAAAAACATGAATGTTTGCTGTTAATGCACCAGTAAATTCTAATACAGCATTGTGAACTTGGTCATCTGTTGATGAATCATCTGTGTTAGTTGTAGAATTAGCTGATGTTAAAGTAACATTAGCATTTCCAGCAACATTTGCTGCTTGATATCCTTTTACTGAAGCATCAACTCTGTTAAAAACATAGTTAACAAGGTTACCCCAATTTCCTGAGTTTTCACCTGAAGCTTGACGTTCTAGTTTTAATCTAGCTGTATAAGTTGAAGACATAATTATTTATACCTTATTAATTTGTTTTTGTAAATAATATATATTTGTAAGCATTTGTACACTATAAATTAGTCCAAGTATAGGTATTTCCATCAGTAATATTATCCCAAAATCTTAAATCCACAGGAGTTACATTAGCTTGAATTCCAGTCATATTTAAGAAGTTATTAGAATCAGGGATTATAGTGGCTAAAGAAATAGTCATACTTTGACCAGTAATATTTAAAATTTGTTGACTTGAAATTATAAATGAACCAGTATTAGCATTAGCATGTATTCCAGTAATTGGTATAAAATTTTCAGTATCTGTAGAAATAGTACCTAAAGAAGAAGTAAGTTCTTCACCAGTTATATCAATAATATTAGCTGATCCTGTAGCAATATTACCTAAATCTACTTCTAAATCAAAACCAGGTGTTACAATGGTAATAGCACCTGCGGCTGCAATTGAATAAGTACCTATAAAAGTATTTGCTAATAAACCTGTAATTTGATTTACTGTAGCTCCTGTTGTAACAACACTTCCTAAATTAGCATTTGCATTTATTCCTGTTATGGAAGTTTGTGCTGAAGCTTGTGCAATTGAAAAGTTTAAAGCTGTATTGGCTTGTTGACCAGTTGTAGAAAAAATAACACCATTACCAGTAAATACTAATCCTATATTAGTATTCCATGCACCTTCGCTCCATGATTCTCTACCCCAACCAAATCCAAAATTAACTGATGGTAAAATTTGTTGACCGGTTATTTCAGCTGCAACATCAGGTGATGTATTCCATGCACCTACATTCCAACCAAGTCTACCATATCCTACACTTGCACTCATAAGGAGTTTCTCCTTATGCTATTCTAATTAAACCAGCAGTCGAGTTAGCAGTAGGAAACTGTAATTCAAAAGTTCCGTTTGTAGAAGTTTTAACTCCTCCAAAATCTAAAACTGCAATTGCAGAGTTACTGTTGTTTGCATTGTATAAAAGTGCAGCTTGAGCAGAAATAGTTGCATTTGGAAATGTAACATTATCAGCATCGAAAATTGCAGTTGTTCCGTCTACAGAAATTGCAACATTAGTTAAAGTATTTCCACCTGCAGTATAATTAGTTCCAGATGAAGATACTTCGTTTGCTGTTGCATATGCTGTTGTATTGGCTGCTAAAGAAGCTGTGTTATCATACAAAGCACACTTTAAAGTTTGTGCTGCAAGGTTTCCACCAGGCGACATTAAGTCTTGTTTGAATACAGTGCAAATTGCTTGTGTTATTGCCATATTTATTGTCCTCCAGTTAATGTATTTGTACCTAGTGGGCTACCAGGAAACTTATAGTCAGTTCTTCTTCTTCTACGAGCTTCGTTGTTTATGGCAGCTACTTGTTCTTTATACAAATTTTTGTATATAGTATAGTCTTCCATGTTCTTTGTAAAGAGATTTGCTTCAGCTAAACAGCCATAAAGTAATGTACTTGGAATATTTTCTGTATACCAATTTGTAGTATTAGTATTAGATAAAGGATTAATTTTACCTTGATATCCTAATTTAAGTGTATAATTTGAATCTGGAGTAGGAGCTAAATAAACTCTATTATCATCAAAATTAGCAAAATATTTAGGTTGACCTTGAATTGATATATCTGGCCAATATTCTTGACAAAATGCCAAAGTTTTCATTTCTAAATAACTTACATTTGATCCAACTGTAATAGTTAAATAATTAAATAACATTGGTTCAATAGCAGTTGGTAAATTTACAAATCTATCTCCAGCAATTGAAGTAGTAGTTACATTTTCATTAAATCCAATAGGGTCAATATCTCTTGACAAAGATTCAAAAGCATTTCCAATAAAAGTTTCTAATTGAGCAGTAAAATCAGTTCCTGTATTTTCAGCCCAAACTTTAATATCATTTTGAAGACTGCTGTATGTCATTGCCATTTTTAATTACCTCATCAACTTTAAATTTAGTCCATACGTGTCCTGCAAATGGATATGTTCCATAATGCGTAAGTGGACTTTGAAGATCAGCATATATCTTACCGCCTATTTTTTGCCATAATCTACAAAAAGCATAATCTTCACTTAAATATCTATTACTTTTTTCATCAATAATACAGTCAAAAAATGCAAAACAATTTTTACTTGAATATCTATCATTATTTATAATTTGATCGCTAGTATATTGAAGATTAGGATATGCTTCTTTCATTTTTATAAATACTTCTTTTTTAATACACATAAATCCAGTTGCAGCATCTAAAACTTCAGTAAATCCTTTTTCTACTTTAATATCTTTAGGATTTGCAAAATTTAAATTATAACCATAAGCTTTTTGTTCAAGATGAGTTGGATCTTCTTTTACAAAACCTGGAATTCCTTTCCAATCAATAGATTTTCGAGGATAAATACCACAAGCTATATCATAATCAGATTGTAATAATCGAGTTACTGCTTCTCCATTAAATCCTATATCTGCATCAATAAACATTAAATGAGTAAAACTTTTATCATCTTTTTCGCAGTAATCTAAAAACTGACTTACTAATGTATTTCTAGCTCTAGTAACTAAACTTTCATTTCCCATAGTATTTAAATGAACTTTAAATTTATTTTTAGCTGCAAATTGAGTTAAGCTTAATATTCCATGTAAATATCCTTCTGATAAAAGACCGCCATAACAAGGTGTTGCGACCATAACACCAATTTTTTTTTCACTCATGATATTACAACTGTAACATTTCCTAAGGCAGTTTGTAACAAATTTGTGTCTGAAGTATACCAAGTTTTTGGTAAAGTGGCTACTCCTACATAAAGAGGTGAACCAGATGTATTTTCAAAACCAGGTAAAGCCGTTACTTGATTAGGAACACCACCAGTAGATGAACCAGCAATTCCACCACCAGTTCTAGCTGCTTGAGTAGCAGAAATATTAGCTTGAAGTCTTGGATTTTCTAAACTTTGAGCATCAGTAAAATAAGTTAAATCTAATTGAGGCTGTTTTGGTTCCCATTCTGAAGTATGAACTAACATACCAGTCCATTCATAAACCATTTCTGGATATGGAAATCTTAATCCTGATCTATCTGAAATTGCATAAGCATATTTTCCATCAGCAAATTTATTTGAAGGTGCTCTATGCGGTTTTGAAGAAGCAGGAATTTTTGGCATTAATTATAAAACCTATTTGCAGTTGCTGGTAAAATTCTTGTAGAAGGAGTATCATCACCTGCTATTAATCTTTCAAAAGCTTGTTCATAATCTACTCTTAAAACTTCTTGTTTTGTTGGTGTTATTCCAGGTCTTTTTTTAGAAAGATAATAAGCAAGTCCTGCGCACATGCACTCGAAAGCTCTAAATGGTACATCTATATTTTGTTCTACTCCACTTACAGTTGAAGCAGTAATATCTTCTATTCTTCTCATTCTATAATAAGTAATAGTATAAGATTGATCTGGTGCAGGATAAATTTTTAAAATAGGAGAAATTAATCTTTGTAAATAGTATTGTGTTGGTCTAGATTGTGTTGTTTTATTTGAAATAACAGCATAATCATTAAGACCTAAACGTGTCATTGCATATTCAGTTCCATCACTTATTTTAATATTAGCATTTATAATATCAACAGTATCACTATCTAAAGTATAATCAGTTGTTCCTTGGGTTATAGCTTGAGTTTTATATTCTACGGTCCATTGATTGTAACCTCTATTAGCCCAATCACTAAACATAATATTTAAACTACGTCTAGCTGATCGAACATCATAACCTAAAATAGGATCACCTCCTACTCGATCATAAGCTTCCTGTATTACATCATTTACCGTTAAAGTAAAAGTTGAAGTTCCTGATAATGCCATAGTCCTCCATTAAGCAAAAAATGCTGTAACGCCATTTATAGTTGACACATTAGCTCCTGCAATTGAAGCTGAAACTTGTATACTTGTACCAAATCTAATACCTTCTGCTGGTAAATTCATAGTAATAGTTGAAGCTCCTTGTGCTGCATTACCTGTTTCAATTTCAAATACATCTGTTCCACCATCTTTCCACGTTAAAGTACCAGCAACATCAGTAGGTTCAATTATAAAACCTTTTAATCTCATCGGTCCTCCAAATAAAGTAACAGTAGTGGCAACATTTGAAGCTGTATTAGATAATCCTGCTTTATTAACACTATTTGCAAATATATCTGATCCTGCCATTTTTTCTCCTATATTAAATTATATTTTTTTAAGTTATCATATAGTAAAGCAATTCTGTCATCTGGTAAAGTGTTTGGTTTTAAGTATTCTGCTTGATAAGCCTTAGCTTGAGCTGTACCCATATCCAATGGTAGTTGATTTAAATTTACACTTGAAGCTTTTCCTACTTTTTGCCCACTATCTACAACTGTTGTTTTTCCACTAAATGTGTCTATTACTTTTTCTATATTTTTTAATTTTTCTTCTAATGATTGTTCTTCATCTTTTTCTTTTTCTTTATCATCTTTTTTAGTTTCAATTGTTTCTGAAGTTTCTTCATCAATTGTTTTTTCATCTTCAGATTTAGTATCTGTTTTTAAAATTTTACTTGCTTCTAATACTGATTCTTGTGTAGATTTATCTTCTTCTTCATCAGTATTTGAAAATCTAGGTATATTTTTAAGTGCTTTTCCTTGTGTTCTTAAAAAATCTAAATTTAATTCCATAGTCCTCCAATAAAAGGAGGCCCGAAGGCCCCCCTAAATTATTATGCTATTGTAAATGTTCTTTGTAAACTGTTATCTTGTGCGTAAGTAACAGAAGTTGTAACAGCTCCTGTATTACCATCGCCATCAGTACCAGTAAATACACCTACAACTTTGATATCTGAAGCACCAACATTCGCCATTAAACCTAAAGCAGCAGCAGATTGTGAAGTTCTACCTAAAGCTTTAAGATTTGCTGCAGCAGTAAATGCTGTAGCATTCGAAGTTGTACCAACAGAAAAAGTTGCAGCATTAGTATCATTAGATACTTCTGTAACGTCTACATGTACAAACAATATTTGTGAATTAGCAGGAATAACAGCTATATTTGTATTAGCTGTAGCTCCTGTAACTGCCACATCTTTACCCTGTACCATTGTTACATGGCCAGTATTTTTTACATTCGCTCCTAAAGTAGTACCAGTAGTTTCATTAATACCACCAGCAAGTACCGGACCCGAAAATGTTGTTTTTCCCATAAGTCTATCCTCCTTTTAAAAATAGTCTGCTTTCGCAGTCTTTTGGGTTACTAGGCGCCGAAGCGCCTAGTAGTGATTAGTGATTACGCAGCTCCTTCGGAACCGTATACACCTCTCCAGTCAGTGAAACCGAAAGAATATCTTTCTCTAACTTTGTATCTCAAGTTACCAGTTTCAAAATCGCCTTCTACAGCTTTTTTGATTGGTGCTCTAACAAAGTGTTTCATTCCATCTGGGCAATCAGTTAATATGAAGTATTGATCAGGGTCAGTAAATCTTTGATTTACTACAACACCTTCAGGGATCATACCCATATTTCTAAGTGCGTTGATGTCATTGTCAGCAGTTCCTGGTCTTAAATTAGACTTAAGGATTCTTTCTGCAATAAACACCAATTGAGGTGGAACCGCAAGTTTTCTTCCAGATAAAGCAACAGGAATACTTCTGTCATCAACTGCTTCAGAGATTTGAATCAAAAGACTTTCTAATGAAGTTTCTGATAAATCTGCTGCTGTAGCTAATTTGTTAGAAGCAGTACCGCCACCACCTAGTGGGTGAGAGCTATTTAATAATGATACTCCGTCTCCACCAACTGATGTGCCAGTTGCGTTATTGAAAACATTTGCACCTTTTACTTCTTTAGTTTGTTGCATTGATCTTGCTAGTGCTCTTGCGTATTTAGCGCCTAGAGAACCGTACAAGCCATCTTCTTCAGCTTCCTCAGTTATTGCGAATGCTAAAGCGACAGTTTCATGCACATATCTAGAAACAAAGCCTTCTCTGCCAGAATCATAATTGATCATAGCACCTTCAGCTTTTGTTGGTGCAGCACCGAATCCGATCATTTGTACATCTTCTTCGAATGCTTTCATTGATTGCTC